TTTCGGCAACGCCGCCGATTCTCGCGCCGTTGCCGAAAAACTTGGCAGCGAAATAGTCTAATGCCTTGGATAACCCGATGGAATCCTCCATCGTGCGTACTGGATTCAGCCCGATGAGTCCAGTCAAGCTCATGCCGGCGATATGTAACACCTGATTAAAAGGCAGCTTTCGCGATTCGCCGGTTCTTAATGTGCACACGTACCATAAATCTGCCGTAACAGAATCTCTAACCGGATATGTTGACCACGGATTCAGCGGCCACAGCTCGACAACTTCCCCTGCTCCGTTGCGAACGATCTCTGCATAATGGTTTCCGTATAGCATCATGTGCATAATCTGTGTTTCCCGGTACTGGAAAGCCGTCATTTCCGGGTTTGCGATATCGTGCAGGACCGAGTATAGCGGATGATTCGGATCACGCTCTTTGCCCCTGGGGAGCATCTTTTTATAAACCGGCAATGGCAACGACGCCATCACCCCGGAGACAACCCGGATCGCGGCCCATATCGCCGTCGCAGACAGTGCGTTCATCTCGGACACGACCATGCCGGTCGCTGTCGGCCTGCCGCCGAAGATATCCGCAATCACCGGCGAAAACGACTGCAGGTTGAAGCTGCGCACCAGCCATTGCCCGATTCTCGTTCGAATATTCGTCTCTCTCACCTCCTTAGACGGTTAAAACCCCGCGTTCTTCGTATATCGACGTGTTGTCCTCGTGCAGGATCGCGCACGCCAGCGCATTGACCAGCGCCACAATGCCGTCGATTTTCTCCGTGGACTTGTCTTTCACAGGCCGGATGTTGTCGTTTTCGTCCTTTTTTACGGCCAAATTGCCAAACATCCACCGCAAAACAGGGTTCCCGCCGTGTTCCAGTTCCTGGCCAACCAGCAGTTTTTGCAGTTCTTTCATGGCCGGGCTCATGGTTTTAAAGCCCTGCCGGACTTCTGCCACCGTGATTCCGTCGTCTGTAAGGTCCAATGCGATTTGATTGGCGTTCCATGGATCGAATCCGAGCTCCTTGATGTCGTATAAGCCCATCTGCCTGCAAATCTCGGTGCGAATGAATGCCTGGTCGATTACGCTGCCCGGCGTGGTCTGGAGAAACCCGGCCCGCACCCATTGCGGGTACGGCACCTTGTCTTTGGCAAACCGGTCGGCAATCGATTCTTCCGGGATCCAGAATGTCGGCAGAACCGCTGCCCGCTGTCCGTCATAAGCCGGAAAGTACAAAACAAAAGCCGTAATATCGGTTTTGCTGGACAGATCCAGCCCTCCGTAACACGGCCTTCCATGAAGTTTTCCCGGTACCAGCACGCTGCAGGATGATGCGTCCCACACATTCACGCCCAGCCACTTGGCCGCGCCGTACTTCGTCCACTCGTTCAACCGCAGCCACCGGAACGTGCGCTCGTCGGCTTCGTTATTCTCGGCTGACGTGTACATCTCCTGAACCTTGTCTTTGCCGAACGTCACGCCAATCGACGGATTGACCTTCGCCCATATCTTCGGGCTGCGCCATTTCTCGGCAGAGCGGTCCTGGTCTGTCAATTTTTCGACCGTTTCCCATTTCCGGCCTTTGTAAATCCGGTTCTCGTCCGGGTCGATTCCGTATATGGACACATACCATGTCGGGTCGATTTTTGCCCCTGTCAGGATGTCGGCTGCTTTTTTGTGTATCTCCCACCCGATGGACTTACGATCCGGATCGTCGCCGGCGGTCGTGATCGTAAAATATAGCGGCTGCGTCCTGGCATCGCCGGAACCCTTGGTCATTACATCCCACAGGCGCCGGTCCGGCTGCGCGTGCAATTCGTCGAAGATGCAGGCGTGAACGTTCAGCCCGTGCTTTGAATACGCCTCCGCCGAACATACCTGATAAAAACTTTTTGTCGGCAGATACACGAGCCGCTTCATCGACAGCACCGGCTTGATTCGCTTCTTGAGCGCGGGGCACTGGTCCACCATGTCGACGGCCACGTCGAACACGATGCTGGCCTGCGCCCGTTCGGACGCGCAGCCGTAAACCTCTGCAGCCTGCTCACCATCGCCGCAGGTCATTAAGAGCGCGATCGCGGCGCCTAACTCCGATTTGCCGTTTTTCTTCGGCACTTCCAAATAGGCTGTGTTGTACTGCCGGTACCCGTCGGCCTTGAGCGTGCCGAATATCTCCCGCACCGGGCCGCGCTGCCAGTCAAGAAGGTCGAAGTTTACGCCGTGCCATTGGCCCTTGGTATGCTTGAGCATATTAACAAACTTTTCAGCGGCGTCAGCTTTAGCAATTGATAACATATTAGCCGCCTCTTTGTTTGAGGAACGCCTCCATAGGATCATCTTCCTCGGCCTGGCCAGGTATCGTCATTCTTGATCTACTGCTGGGAGTAAGTCCAAACTCACAGCAGAACGCCTTCACCAGCGACAGGTACCGCTGCGCCATGGACACCTGCGGCAATTGTTGCATGTATCCGGACGGTGTTTTGAACATGTACCCCTGCTTCTCGAATTTTTTCAGAAACTGCGACATCTCAACCCACTTGGAATATGATTCGCAGTACCCTTCGAGCGCGGCGCCGTCGACGCAAGTAAGAAGCCCGAGCCGTTCAAGCTCAGGCACCACACGCTTCCATTCTTTTTTTGCCACCGCATTTAGCCACGCCGGACACTTCGGAGCCTTGGGCCTCGGCTTTGGCTCGTTCATGTTCAGCGGCCTCTTGCCTGGGTTTCCGTCCAGCACCTTCAGGTGTGTCGGCTTCGGGCTTGGCCCGCGCGGACTTGCCATAAAATCACCTACTTATCAATTCGGCTTTCCCGCCAGTCAATTCTTCCCAGCGCTTCACGATAACGTCGCAATATTTAGGGTCCAATTCCATCATGCAGCACTTTCGCCCCAACTGTTCGCAGGCAATCAGTGTGGATCCGGATCCGCCGAACAGATCCAGGACAAGGTCCTCGCCCTTCGTGTTGTTTGTAATCTGATATGCGAGCCGCGCCAACGGCTTCATTGTCGGGTGCTCGCCGTTTCGCTGCGGCCTGTCGAAGTTCAGTACCGTGGTTTGCTTCCGGTCCGACGCCCACAGATGCGATGCGCCTTCTTTCCACCCGTACAGGCACGGCTCGTGTTTCCAGTGATAATCCTGCCTGCCCATAACCAATGAGTTTTTATTCCAGATCAGGCACTGGCGAACCTGCCAGCCTGCGTCCTTGCAGGCGGCGCGGAAGTTGTATCCTTCGGAGTCGGCATGCCATATGTAGAATACGGCGCCGGGTTTCATGACAGCAGTTGCATTGACAAACGCGTCAGTCAAAAACTGCCGGAACCCTGAATCATCTTTTTTGTCGTTTTGGATCGTCAGTGCGTCCTTTGTTTTGCCAACATAGTCCACGTTATAAGGCGGGTCCGTAAGGAGCATGTCTGACTTGCCCCCCCCCCCTAGGAGACATTCGACTTCGCTCAAAACAGTGCTGTCGCCACACATCAAGCGGTGATTGCCCAGCGAATAAACGTCACCGAGCCTGCTTACCGGTTCGTCGATTTCCTTCAGCGCTTTGTCCGTATCGAAAGTATCTTCAACAACATCCTGTGCGCCATCCAGCATCGCGTCGATCTCGTCCATTGTATAGGCAGTCAGTTCGAACATGCCCGGCTCGATTTCCTGAATTAAATCCTTCAGCAGCGGCACATCAATCTTGGACAGTTCCGACAGCCGGTTGTCGGCGATCAGGTCCGCCCACTCCGCCGCATCATTTGAATAATCCTGACGGTCAACCGGTACTTCGGCCAGTCCTAACTTCCGCGCCGCCAGCAGCCGCCCATGCCCGCGAACAATAAACCCGGACCGGGTGCTTATCGTGATGGGCGCCCGCCACCCCTGGGCACTGATAATCTTGGCCAGCAATTCAATCTGCGATTCAGGATGCGTGTTCGGGTTCCGTGGGTTCGGAATAACGCTTTCAATGGGCATCATCTCGGAATGTGAACAGTAAACATCGGCCACGCCGGTACCCCCCTTTGTTACCCCAATAATAAAAAATCTACATTTTCGCCCGTTCCTCTATCGCAAATGAACACAAATATTTGACATACAAACCTTCTCCTTTCGTTTTTAAACAAACAAAAAAAGAAGGAGGCGGGTAGTTATCCCGCAAACCTTCTCACCGACAGGGGGGGGTATTGAAACTTGCGAAAATTTGCGCGTGATGGCAGCGCGCTCGGGCGCCGCCTACCCTCCAAGGAAATCGGTCCCCCTA